CCGGGGCGTTCGGTAGAATAGCGCGCTGTTCAGTTAACTCCGCCAATTGGAGAAGCCCAGCTTTCGCCGCTGCTACATGGCTACCTTCAGCTATTCGATTAGAGGTAACCGCAAAGCCCAATGCGTAAGGCTCAGCAATTACACCATTATCAAAAATAACATGAGCCCATTCAACCCTCATGTTGAAGTCTTTATAGCGCCTACTAGATTTGTATACATCTAGTAATTCCAGAAACGCCTTGTGAGGCACCGTATTGTCATTAGCGACAAAAATGATGCCCGTTCCTGGCACATCCGCTAGAGCAGGCACGGCAGCCGCCACGGGCGCAAGCCCCAACAGAGTTAAAAAAGCACGCCTAAGCATGTAGAGTCCTCCAGGCTAGTTCAGGTTAAGCGGCGTCCGCCGACTTGCGGCCCCCGTAGCGCTCCGTCTCGATTTCCTGGCACTTATCCAGAATATTGTTTAAAGCCTTGATGTAAGTGGTCTGCGCGGCGTAGTTCTCCTCAACCGAGGCAGAGCCCGTTCGCGCCGCAGAACCCAGCGCCAGCTGAGTCATGCGACGTGAAATCTCCTCCGTCAGTACCCCATAAAGCTGACGGTGAAACGGGTCGATAAGGTCGGGTGCCTCCAAAGCTTTCGCCATTAGCCTGTAATCTCCTCCGGCTTGTGCTTGTCCTTGGCCTGGGTCCTGGTGTGCTCCAAGCGCCCAACCCCCGTGACGGGGCTCCCCGTCAGATGAGGCATCCTGGGGGCACGACCCCCACTAGCGCGTCCAGCGTGCTTAAGGGCGTCGGATTTAACCAGCTCCTTAACCAGTTCCTTAACCAGCTTGCGATCTTCCCTGTCGTCAGAATGAGCCACCTTGCCACCCTTGGCACGCGGCGGCAAGCCCGGGGGCGGCATAGAACCCGGCGGCGGCATAGGCGGACCACCGCCCGGGGGCATGCCTGGAGGCCCCATCATCGGGTGCGGCGGGGCCGGAGGCGCAGCCATTGCGGGCGGCGGACCCGGCGGAATAACCGGCGGCGGAGCGGCCCCGGGTGCACCAGCGCCAGCACCACCCGGACCAATCATGATATTGACGTGGGTGTGGCCTGCGCCCTTGTGCTTGGCGCGGCCCCCCTTGGCACGGGATACAGCGCCACCCTGAGCATAAGTGGCGACAGGGTTGGCAGAAGTCGTCTTGCGGGCGGGACGGTCAGAACGAGCATTGGGCGCATCGCTGTCCGCGCCGTAACCCACGGAATCCTCCGGACCCTCTTCCTTGGTCTTATCAACACGGGCCAACTTCTTCACGGAAGGGTTAGCGTCGCCGTAGTGCGCCGTCATTGCGCGCATCTTGGCGTTTTTAGACGCAGACGCATCTTTCGCATTAGGATGTGCCATTGTAATTAAATCTCCTTTTTGGGTGCAGCAGGGGCATTGGGGTTAACTCCCGCGTCAGACGGGAAAAGCCTGGACAGTCGGTCCAACGAATTCTGATGAGCCTCGTGATTAAGCTCTAACCCCCGCTGCATCAAGCCGTGGACGCGATCCGCATGTGCCCCATGCATGTCCACCGTATGCCCTAAACCTGCCATCTGTAGAGCCTGGCCGTGCTGTTGTGCTCCCTGTAGCAACGAACCTTGTTGATCCTGTTGAGCCGCCTGCGCGTTCGCCTGATGCCCCATAAGGGCTTGTTGATGCTTGGCAACATGACCCATTAACGCTTGATTAAAGCCCGCACCTGTCTGCTGATGGGCCATCATCGCTTCATGGTTCCGAGCCTGGACACGATCCGCCATTTCCTGCGCCTGATTACTCTGATCCTGCTGTTGGGAATCGTTATGGATCACCAGCTCACGGGCTACCCCCAGGCTGGCAATGCGCTCCTTGGAGGCCATGTCGGCGGCCTTCGCCTGAGCGTCTGACTGAGTCTGTGCGAGCTTGGCTGCGGCGTCCGCCGTGTCTGATTTAGCCTTGAGCTGAGTTTCCGTCATGCGGGTATTGCTATCCTGCATACGAGCCTGAGCGGCAATAAGAGTAGCCTGTGCCGTCATCGTGTTCGGGTCCGGAGGCGGCGGCGCGCCTGGGGGCGGCGGCGGCTTGAACAGCGAATCCCCGTCGTCGAAGCCCATAATCTCCAGAGCACGTTTGTCCACGGCTACCAGGTCCATCGCATCATTGCTGGTTGCCATCTGGCGCAATGTGCTCATCTTGAGGTAACGCTCGGTCTGACTTGACGTGTTCGGATCAGCAGCCGGGACTAATTCAGTGTCTGCTAAAGCGGCGAGGAACAACTCGCGATGGCGCTCCTCGGCGGCGTCCTCCGCGTCCGTCAGCGGGGTTTGCCCCGCCTCGGCCACCAACATCGCCAGAACTTTGGATTTCTTGTTATGCCGCCAAAGCGCTGTCGGGTCCTCCATCAACAAGCTCTTGAGCATATCGAATTCCTGCCCCTGAGCCTGGTGCAGCCGCTTGTGCACGGCGCTCATCAACTTGGTGGCCTGCTCGATCATCGCCAGCGTCGTTCCAACTGGCGCATCCTGATTACCCTCACCCACCTGAAGTTCCGCCGTACCGCCCACACGCTGCGCAGCCTGCGAAATAGCGTCTATCAGCTGAATGAAGACCGCACTGGGGTCCTTGTAAGGCAACGGCATTATGGCAGCGCGAATATCGTTTCCGACCGTGTCGATGGGCATGCCACCACCGGGCGGAATTCTGAACTGATTAGTAAGCTGCTTCGCCAGCGTCTTGAGATAAAGGAAGCCCGGGAAGTTGGCGTACATGCCGGAGTCAATTAGAAGCCGCCATGCCGCCGTGATGGCCTTCGTCGAGTTACCCAGAACATTAAGTAGACCAATGCCATAGAATCCAAACCCGGGAATGAACTTGTAGGCGATAATGCGGTTACGCGGCAGGCAGAAGGTGTCGTCCTCGTGCCAATTCCGACGTATTTCCAGGATGCGCCGAGCGCTCTTGTCGATGGTTACCTTATAAGGTAACGGCAGACCGGTTTCCTTGCCATCCATCTTGTGCTCGAAACCCGGCACCTCGATTTCGCAATAGCATTCGTAAAGTTCGCGGTCTTGATCGCCTGCTTCGAACGAAGTTGGGGGCGCAATACCCTGTATCTGGTTAATCTTGGCGGCAACCGGGTTCAAGATAGGATTGAGGTCCGGCAACGGCAGGTCGAAGTTCCGATACGCCCCCATCAGCTGCATACGCCTCAAGATCGAGGGACGCATCATGATGCGGTGGGTCACGCGGCCTGAGTCCTCTAAAGTGACTGAGGCGTTAGAAACAATCAAGTCGTTAGCATCGATCGAAATAATAACCGGGCGGCGCTTGATCGGGTCGTGGTAACCCTTCTTGAAGGAGATGCCGGAAAAACCCAACATTAACAGCATGCGGTCGGTATCGGGGTAATACTCGGTGGCGACCTTGGTCAAATAGTGGTTAAGGTCCTTCTCCAGAGGCTCGGCCAGGCGGCTGGCAAGATCATTACCCTCGCCGTCATTCCGAACCTTGATGGGGCCGTCACTCGGGAGCAGCTCGCCCCTGGCGTTCGCCTGGAACCTCAAGATAGCCTCCAGCAACACCGGGCTATCCACTGTGGACGTACCTTCAGCGGGTGTAGCCGCCGCCGTGGTTCCGCCCCTGGGGTTCTTGACCTCCAAGCCTATAATAGAAATTCCCGCGCTGAGGTTCTCCAGCCAGGTCGAGCGGGACTGGTCGTCCTGATCAATGCCCATTAGCAGCTTTTCGGAAATAACGGTTAGCTCGGCCTCGGAAAGGTGCTCCGCTAAGTTATCCTCGAACTCGCTGTCTTTGGTTGGAGCTTCCGGGGGGCCGAATGCAATGGTGACACTACCGTCGTCCAGCGGAATCTGGGTGGTGCCAGTTTCAGGGTCGAACGCCGGGGCGTCGTCTACGCCGTTAGTCGTAATAACGATGTCCGCCCCATCCGGCTCAGGAGGTGCGGGATAGCGATAATTACCGTTCAAATCAAAGGGGGTACCGTCGTCCATCTAACCCAGGGTTCCGACGCACAGAAAGCGCGCCGGGCTACCTGATAGTAGCAACCAGTCACGAAAGGGCTACGGTGGGGTAGGGACGTGATGCTTTTCGCGGAAATAAAGCCCCACAGGCTAAATTAACGTGGGAGTATAACGCGGGCGCAGGAATAAGACAACCCCTAGGCCTCGCCGGTAGTGGTACAGTTTGAAATCTAAGGCCATGTAGCGCCACGCGCGAACTGATGTCATACTGTCAGGATGACAGACAAGCGACTCCCCCGCCCACGCGATCCCGTCCAGCTAGGCAAGCTGATCGGCGATATCTTGACTGGTCAGGTCGAGGATCGCGCGCCAATTGATCCCAACAAAGACCTGGCGGCTGCGGCGATGGGGCGCAAGGGCGGACTCAAGGGCGGCCGGGCTCGTGCCGACTCCATGTCCCCGCAAAGGCGTTCCGAGATTGCAAAGAAGGCTGCGGCCAAACGCTGGGAAAGATAACGTAGGGTAAAAACCTCCCGCATTCACTTTCCCAAAACCTCTCATTCCTCTTGCTTATCTCATATTCGCACGGTACATGATCCGTTCTCATGGTGAACGGTGTTTTCCGATGTCTGCGCGAGACGGGATAGTTTTAACGACCAAACAAATCTCGCAATGGCGAGAGGAAGATGCGCAGCTTGAGCGTGAGCGTGCTAAAGACGAGAGGCTTGAGCGCGAATTAAATGAGCGCAATCAAAGGCGTAAAGACCTTCGCCGATTGCTTGAGGCCGCCGATGTCTTTGCCAATGTGGGAGAAGAAAATTCTCCCAAACCATCCCCCGTTGCAGCCCCTAGCGGTAACGGCGCGGACGACCACTCCGATTCGATCGCGGTGGATTTCGTGGCAAATCTCCGGGAAACGGGTGATTCCCTGATAGCTAAACAGGCTCGTCAGCGCCTTATCGATATCGGGTACAAAGAAAGAGGTACCCAAGAAAACTACATTTATGGGTTGCTAAACAGGCTCGTAAAGAGCGGGAAACTTGTCAGGCGCGGCAAGAGATACAGGGCCGCGCCAATCACTTCCCCGGAAGGGGAAGCCGGGGCCGTGGGGGCCCCGGTTCGTAACTGAAGCATCTAGAGAAAGTGCAGTAGGCCCGTAGCGGGGCCTCGAAAGGGCAATGGGGTACATGACATAGAGCTAGGCGACACGCCCCACGGGCCCTTGCGTCCAAGTCGAAAGGCTTGGGCGCAGGGTGTCCTTAGCAACATTTGTTGGGAAATGGAATCCCCCTTAAACTGTAAGATTATGCTTGACCGTTCTGGCATGATGGCGCATTATCATGTCCATGAACAAGCTTCCCCCCGAGAAACGCGCCCAAACCCTCCAAATGATGGCGGAAGGCGTTTCTTTGCGGGCAATCACGCGGATGCCCGTCAGAATGATCGCCCGGCGCTCAGGGTCGTTCTTCTCCAGCCAAGCCATCATCGGAACCATCTTCAGTTCCTTCGTGCAAAACTGCATAAGACGCTGCGGCCACATCTTTTTTGACTTTAGAAGCTCTTCCATGCCGATGGATTCAGTGCGCGCTGGCATAAAGCCGAGCGTGCTCACCCATGTTTCCATTTGCTCGACGCGCTGGGTCCACCATGCGCGGGACCAGCCGGTGTCGGAATAGACCACAGCAACATCGGTCAGACCTTCCTCGCGCGCCCATTGGATTAGCGCGATGCTGTCATTGCCGTAGCTTGCTCGAAGGATATACCGGATCAACATCTAGTGGCTTTCAGCGTTTGTGTGTTGGAACCGGATAAGCATGATTTCAAATCTCCGGACGTTTTTCGCATTTCAGAGGGATGGGCCAGCACCAATGCAGATTATGCCCTAAGGGCAGGCCTGAGAATTTCGGAGCGGTGGAAAGTATAGACCCCGGGTCCAGGTCCCGCGCTGCCGCAATACGCCGCCAGAACGCCTTGGCAACCCCTGCCAAAGGCCGGAGCCGCTGAAAGCTCAGCATCTCTTCGTGAGTTAACTCAAATCGTTGGCGCATAGGGTAATCATACTAGGGCCGATTAAACTTCGCAAGAACGTCCGAATAGGGGAACTGGCGGGGGAGGAAGGAATTGAACCCTCTCTAGACAGAGTTTTGGGGACTCCCGCTCTTCCGATGAGCTACACCCCCGTACTGCTGTGGCGAATCGAACGCCGTCCCACCGCTTCACAGGCGGCGTGCTCATTGCCATCGAGCATCAGCAGCAAAAATATATTTATCAGGCAGGGCCTTCGCTAAATCCATAAAGGATCAACTGAAATGCCCAAACATCCCCACCACCCGCGCACCGAGAAAGTCGTTATCTGGGTGAGTCCCGTCACCCTCGGGATCGGCACAGGCATGGTGATTATGGCGGGCCAGGTCGTGAGCATCATGGGCATTGTGCTTGCGACCGTCTCGATCTCGGCCTTCGCCCTCGTGCATTGTGTACGCGCAAACCGGCTTCGGCGACAACGTCACCAGAAGCAGAACGTCTGCTGGTTTGGTGTCGGAAGCAGGTAACGCTCCTGCCTCGGTATTCCTTATGAGAGAATCCGGGTCCTTGACCTACCGACGCAGGGGATTCAGGAATCGAACCTGATCTGTCGAGGATTCAAAGTCCCCAGCCGTCCCACCTGGCTCATCCCCTAAAATTGGTCCTGCTTCCGGGGTGCAGCCCCCGGTTTATCCGTTTGAAAGGCGGGTCTCTTGCTGATGGAGGAAAGCAGAAAAATGAAGGTTTTCGGATTTGAAGACGCGACCTCTACCTACAACGCAAGTTTGGAGCGAGGTGCGGGAATCGAACCCGCGTCATCTGTTTGGAAGACAGAAGCTCTACCATTAAGCTAACCCAGCAATTTTGGCGGGCGACTGCACCGGGTACCGCCCCTGGCATCAGTTGCTTGCAAGGCATCCGTGCAGCCTTCTGCTAACCCCGTTAGTTTTTGGTGCCTGGAACTCGTTTCGAGCGAGTATCTTCTGTTCTTCAGACAGACGTGTGAACCACCAGCACTATCCAGGCGTTATTTGGTGGGTAGGGCACGGATTTGAACCTGCGAACCCTAAGGACCTGATTTACAGTCAGGCTGCTTTGACCACTTGCATACCTACCCTTATTTTTGGTTGCGGTTCACGGGAGTCGAACCCGTTATCCCTAAGCTTATGAGGCTTGGATGGTTTATCCGTTCCACTCGACCGGCGTCAATTCTAACCGTCTTTGGCCTTGCAAAGATCCTTATTGGCCTGGCGCTGCTTCTTCCAGAAGAAACGCTTCCAATCCTTCAGGTGCTTCCACCACTGAGGGGCGGGCACCGTCTGACCTTGCTTTACGTTAGCCATAAGGCAGCTCCTGTTGATTGGCGGATAGCCAAGGAATCGAACCCTCATCGCTTTCGCGAGCCCTTGTTTTCAAGACAAGTGTCAGACCTTTCCGACTGGACTACCCGTAACATTTGGCGATCTCACCGTACCTTCCATTCCGGAAACGGACGCTCTCTCCGGTTGAGCTGGGAGACCAATTTATTTCTTCTTCGCAGGCCACATCTTGCTCATACGTACCCGCTGCACAAGCCCGTCATCCGTAAGAATACCCGGACCCCTGAGCGTGCTACCGTCCAGCGCCTGAAACAGCGCCGTAAGAAGGTTGTCACAATCTGGGCTACTCGGATTCACAAAAAGCACGTCCAGATCCACCGGCACCCCTATCGGCGTCACAATGCCAGCAGCCGTACAAGCCTGCCTGATAAACTCGCGGTACTGTTGAATTGTCTTCACATGCATACGCCGATGCGGCGCATCGTGAATATAGAGACTGAGCAGCGGCGGGTAGGCCGTCAATACGTAGTTAGCAATGATTTTCATGACTTAAAGCCTAATTGGTACTAGTGGCAGGAGTTGAACCCGCGCTGAAGTTCTTATGAGGAACTAGTGCTACCGTTACACCACACTAGCGTAATGTCTGCGTGGGAGGATTTGAACCTCCGATTTCAACCTTCCAAGGGTCGCGGGGACGGCCAGACTCCCCTAGGCGGTTACGATCCGCCATCCAGGTTTCAGCTGCTTGAACTCGCACACGATAATGCAGCCACGCTCCGGAATGTGGTGCACCCACTGGCGCTTCATCTTGACCGGCTCCAGATTAAGGTCACAGAAGATACAGCCGCATGACGGCGTGGAACGACGCATACCCGCCAGCTTTACAGCGTCACTTAAACGATTCATTGGCTTATCTCCTTTCTATGGCTGGTAGCTCCGGCAGGTAGGTTGGTGTCCAGCGGGGGATTTGAACCCCCAAACCTTTCGGTAGAAGGGTTTAAGCCTTCCGCGTATACCGGTTCCGCCAGCTGGACTTAATGAATTAGAGCAACCTCGGTTCCCCTGTCCGCATATCGCGACCTTGGCAATCCTGTTTACTCTAAATTTGGTGCGCGCGGGTACTAATTTACCGCTTGCGTGACTGCCGATTCGCAGACCGCAAACCTCTCTCACTCGGCTTGCCTGAAACGGCGGGCAAGCGGCCCGAGAAAGGTAGGTGGTTAGAAATGGCGACACGTAAAATTGGTCGTAGCGCGATCACCGGCAAGTTTATGCCGGTAAAAGCAGCCCAATCTGGAGCAAACAGTAGGACTGCGATTGTTCAGACGATCAAGACTAAACCGACGAAGAGGTAACTCTTACTAGGTAGGCGGCGGCGGGGGAAACCCCGCCGTTCGCTTGTGGTAACTGATTCGCTGAAAAAAAGATTCAACGAACTTTTGCGGCCTTCTTTTTCTTGGCCGCGTGCTTCTTCTTCGCTACCCGATGTTGCGGCGGTGTTTTCGCAACGCACCGGCGGCGCGCTCAAAGCGCTCCCATGCGTCGGGATGCAGTTCAATATCTTTCGCGGGAATCGATTTCGCCATGTCAAAGCCGCCTCCCTTACTGGATAGCCCCAAGCGCCGCCTACGCCGCGCAAAGGACAAGATTAGTCGGCTCGAAAAGCGTATCGCAACCTTCTTCAAAAACAAACCAGGAGGCCCGGTCATTGAGACAGACGCGAAGGGTATCACGACCCACGCGTTTAAGTTCAACCGCAAAATCCCCGATAGTTGGGCCGACGCCGCTGTCGAGGCAATCGAAGCCCTCCGGTCCGCTCTGGATCAATGCGGGTATGCCGTTGCCGTGCGCTCTGGCATTGCCGAGCCCAAGAATGCCTACTTTCCCTTTGGCGATACCCCCGCCGAACTTGATGCGAACGCCAAGGGGCGGTGCAAAGATTTGCCGCCTGAAATCAGCGCGCTCTTTCGCTCGTTCGAGTCTCATGAGGGAGGGAATTACTCCCTCTGGGCCCTCAACAAGCTCTGTAACGCCAATAAACATCGCCTCTTGATGCCAGTCGGTATCGCTAGCGGCGGACACCTCGTCAGGCAAGGAATGATGAGCGGTGGCGTTAGAATGATGGCGCCGACCTTCGACCGCGCAAAGAATCAAGTCGTAATCGCAGAAACCGACCCGGGCGGCGAGTTTCACGCAGATATGGACCTTTCCTTTGTTGTAGGATTCGACGAGTTCAACGGCGTCAAAGCTGGCCCTGCGGTTGGCATCCTCAATGCCATTGCGAGCGAAGTTGATCGCGTCCTGCGGGCCGCTGAAGCGGAGTGTAGACGAATCGGACTTATCTGATCTTGCGGGCGCGCCAGCCCCTACCGGGGCCGGGCCAAAACTAGCACTTGGGGCTTGCTTTGTCATCGTTATAATATGCCTTTAACTCCACTCCCTCGCTTACAAGACGAGAGCATCAACTAAATGCTTCACGGGGCGTAATTGGTGCTCCTGCCAGGAGTTAAACCCGGTTCTTGGCTTTACAAGGGCCACGCATCATCACTAATGCTTTAAGAGCGTTGAAAATTAACTAAAAACGGGCGTATTCCGCTAAGCAGCTCCGAATTAAAGGAGCGGCGGTAGTCAAAATACGCCCGTCAAATTCGGACATTTTTACGATTTCATAGAGCTCGGGGGGTTTTAGTGCCTGATTTCAGGCTTTCAGGCCCCGCCTTTCAGCAGAGCCTTTTGAAGGGTTCTGCTGTAGTTAGTCGAGTAACCCTTTGCGGAGCTGGATAAACATACTACCGCACAGGTTTTTGTTCGGTCGATTATACGACCGGGCGGCTGTATGGGTTATGGTCCAGCTTTGCAACATCGGGTTATCTACTTACTGTATCCAGAACGATTAAACAACCAGTTTTTATTGCTGGTAGTGGAAAGCCGGGGCTGTGGAACCCCGGCTTAAGTTTAACCACCTAGCAAAAGTGAAGCAGCCGGTGACACGGCTCGAAAGGGTAATGGCAAACTGTACCACTACTTTATTGCTTCAGCAACTCACACAGGTTGCAGACTGGCCGATCGTTCTCATCGAACGCAATTTCCAATACCACCATACGCCCTTTAATGGCCTCCCCCTGGGGTAGTGGAATGACAACCCGAGCAACCAGTTGCACGGTTTTACCGCAGACAAAATGCTCGCCAACGCACGCCTCGGAAAGTTTCATGGCCGTTCAAAGGAGTTTCCGTGCCCGTTCCAGGGCTGCGCCGAAGTTGGTGGGGCCGCCGTTACCTACCTGATGATAACGAAACCCCTCCTGACCGTCGGAACCAAAGACGCTATCAAAACCGATATCCATTACCGGGCACTCCCAACCCTGCGTAGCCCGCAAATATTGCGCCACTAAACAGTGGCGTGCGCCGTGCCAACTGTATTCCGTCTCCGGCGGCTGTGTCTCTAGCCAGGCAATAAGGCCCGCTAGCGACGGTGGGGCCACCTTAGCCGGGGCCTCAGCCTTAGTCTCTTGCTTCCAGTCTGGATTAAACAACATTTTCATTCCCCGCTTGGTTTGATGTTAACCAATACATACTAACCGCTAGTACAGCCTGCCCCCGTGCAGTAACTACTCATACTTTTTCCGAGTTGGCGCGAAACGTCCCTCAATCTCGGCCCAGGTCGCTAGCACGGCCTCCCGAATACGCGCCTGCTCCGCTTTACGCTCTGAAACCGCCATTTTATCCAGCGCCTCTAGATACTTGCCAACATCCTCTTTCTTAAGAGAAAGAGTACTGAGGGCCTTGACTTCCTCCAGCCACTCTACCGAGGCCTCGTCGTTTTTTATGCCAAACCCAAATTGGAGATCGAACTCACACTCACGGAAAGGAAGACTTAACTTATTCTTCTTGCATTGAGCCCGAATACGCACCCCCGTCACCCGCTTAACCTTACCGACCTCAGCACTAAGACGCCCAAGGTGCGCTAGCCAAAGCGCATGTGTAGCGTAAAAATCTAAAGATTTAGCCCCGGCCCGCCGATATTTCTCCCCAAAAGCCACCCCAATATTCTCACGAACCTGAGAGATAATCAAAAAAGCCATATCGGAAGACTCAATCTCACGCACCAAAACTCGAAACAACTCCCCCACAACCTTATTCTTTTCACCACCAAAAGTTGGCGTTCCAGGTTTTCTATTCAACTCAGCCCGAGAAGATAAGGCATCAAGAGAATCAATAATATAGAGGCCAGGAACCTTGGCTTTCTTGCACTCGGCAATTCGAGCATTGAGGTCTTCAAATACGTCCTCAATCGTGTTCCATTGAGTATCTATCCCCTCAGGGCCGAAATCCACCTGTTTAACCGGCAACCCTAAGCCCTTGGCATAACTCTCGTCAAAGGCAGCCTCTGCCTCACGATAAAAAATCTTACCCTTAGGAAACACTACTGAAAAATTTGCACAAGCCTCAATTCCAAGTAAAGTTTTCCCGGAACTTTTATCGCCCACGATATTGGCGATGCGACCTAACGCCCATCCCCCACCTAGAACGCAATCGAGCAAGGTGCACCCAGTCGGGATACACCTCACCCCTGTTTTCGTCTCCGGAAAGTAGAGGCCCCCCGAAGCTGACGATCCCTTGGGGTCCGAGGTCTCCTTTAGCTTTACTCGCTGAACCATTATAAGGGTCTACCACCTTCATACTGCGCCATCTTATTCATGCTTATCCGGTTGAGACACACGGCCCTAGATATTATGGTCACGACTTGCCCTTCCATTCGTCGTCTTTTTCTAGGGTTTTTTTGAAGCCGACGTTGCCTTGCGCGTGGAAAATCACAACGCCCTCAGGCTTCATGAACCCTGGCGCGGCGCGCGAACCGCCGTCGCCAAGCAGCGCCAAACAAACATCAATCTCGACAGTGGAAAACTTGCCAGTATAGAGAACGGGAACTACATGGCAGCAGGCAGGGCGCACAGCGTCGTCGGACCATTTCGCCGCATTAAACAGGGAGAAGCGTTTCTCGCCCTTGGGGAGTCCGTAGCCGCGCTGGATGCCCGATCCCCACCATTCACCATAGTGGCGGCCCGGGCCAAGCGTGCGCAGTTCGTCGGCGTGCTGCTCAGCCCACGACGCAAAGCTAAAATTGTCCGCGCCGCCCTTGGCCCGCGTGGTAATCCATTGGCTTCGCGAGCCCGCCACCACGCCGCCGTCATCGCCAACATAAATCACGCCATTGGCCCCGTCGATCTTTTCGGTAACGATGATTTCGCGAGACAGGCGTGCTATCTTCGGAAACTCAACAAATTCAGGCATCAACATCTAGTAGCTCCTAGCATTTGTGTGTCGGAACTAGATAAGCATAATCTTATCAGCGTTCTCAAAAAGTCTTTTTAACTTCCCTAATATTGATAAAAGCGGACTTCTGGCTTGTGCCGAAAGTGGATTGTTCAACTCTGCTCGTACCAAGCGCATCGCTTCTGCGTAGGCCTCTCGTGCGCTTGGCACCCTTTCCATGGCCCTAGGAAGCCCGCCGGTTCGGTTTTAGCCGCTCCAAGCTACGGCGGGCGCTGGCCACCGTGGAATCTACCTCTGGAGCTTCCTCGCCATCATCCAGCAAAGCACGGCGGGCGGAACGCCGAGGAGCCGGATCAGGCTCAAAGGGCAGATCATCATCCTCCACCTCAGGTTCAGGAGCAGGCTTAGCCGCCGTGTGCTTAACCCCGGAACGGCGCGACGTGATCGGGTCGTCCTCTGGCTCAGGCTCCGGTGCAGTCCGACGGGAACGCGGCGGCGGGGACTCGTCAACTTCCTCAGCAGCTTCCTGGGTACGCCGGTCAACCCGCCCAAATAACGTCTTTCGGATATGGTCCTCATCGTAATAATTCAGAATGTCCGGCAGCGGATGAGCCTCGATGTAATCAAGCCAGCGCTTCTGGATCTTGGGGTCATCATGAAGCGGGCTGGGGTCGCGAGAAACTTCCACCGCCGTGTAGTCTGTCGTCAGGCCCTGGCCCTTCCGATTGAAGATGACATCGAAACCCTCATCCGGGTGATCAATCAGAATCGGGGCACGGGTCTTCTTGTCCACGGACCGCGCGTTGATCTCCTGAAACAGGCTCTTGAGAGGCATCGACCATGCTTGCGGTCCGGCCTTCTCATCATCGCGGTCGATCACGTAACACAGCGGGCGGAAAGACGCCGCCAATGCCTTGCGCTCATCGTCATCCGCCGTCTGATCCCGAGCCTCACAGGGTGGGCAAGGTTCGTCCTTCATCTTGGACAGACAGAGATAAGCCGCCTTGTCGGAACCTACGTTATAGTGAATGTAAGTACCGATATCCCAATTATCCCCCCACTTGTCGGTATCTGCCCAGGTCGCAGGCATGATTCTGACGGTGCACTCGCCCTCCTTGGACTTATACAGCTGGACATCGGGGCTGAGCCAGCTGTCGTACGCGCCGCCACCCTGCTTGGATTTACGAACAATGGTTTCGGCGGTGCGGTCTGACCCCCGATAGACGAACTTACTCATGATGATTACCTCCATTGATTTCCCTGAATACGGAACGCAGGTACTCCAGGCGTGTGCGAAAAAAAGCGAAACTAGCCGCGCGAGACATCGCGTAAGCTAGCAGAACCAAGCCAAATGCAATGAGTACATAATAGAACACTTCCATAGCCTATACATACTCCCGTGCACTAGCGTTGCTCACGTTGATCTCGGCGCATTTGAGCCGCAGCTAATCTGTTTTGTTCTGACACTTGAGCCAAGTAAGACTGACGGACCTGCCCGGAACCGCTCTCCATCGCCAAGTCACGACGCTCCCCTAAGCGTAAAGCTACTAGGTCCCGTAAAGCATGAGAACGCTGCTGAAAACTTTCCTTAAGCGCGGCCCAGCGGTCGGCCTCCAGCTTCGCGTCCAGCAGCTTCCTCGTAAGCGTTTGAATTTTGGGTAACCCGGTCAGCCGAGCCTGAATTGCGCTCTCGGTGAGCTTCTCCCCGGCTGCCGAGGCCGTTGCGCGTACGCCCTGATCTAATTCCGCTGTTAACTCCTCCAGAATCAGTTTAGTTTCGTCCCTTTGGGCTACCGCCAAGATGTAAGCCTCCGCCGCATGATGGTACGCCTCGGGCTGCTGCTGAAGACAGCTATCCAGGTCATTCCGATCAATACGTAGAAACTGGCGGCACTCGTCGTACTTCATTGACGGGGCGTCCCGTCAGCCTGGCGGGTAATTGCAACGTTCGCCCACATAGCATTAGAGCGATGCCCCCGTATTACGAACGTCTTATCGGGACCGTCGGGTAAGCAAAGATCAAGCACGTCACCGTAAACTTTAGCGGCAGCACGTACTTTCGACATAAGCTCAATCTGTTCATCAGTTGGCTTCAAGTACTCATAAGTCGTTACATGCATTTTTAACCTCCTGGTCATTGTAGCGTTGCCTTTCCGCAGGCGATAATCAACGGGGCCAACCCGTCGGAACTGTAGAAGGGCGTGGAGAAGGCGTCTAGAACCTCGATACCCCGACCGGCAGCCTGCTCGGTCTTGGCTCCCAAGGTCAATTTGATGAAATACGCCCGGACTACATGACGCACTGATTCTGGATTGATGTCATTCATCTTGCTCAGAACTTTCTGAAGTTCCCCCCAGCTAGCACCTTTAGCTAAAGCGCGAGCCAGGTTAATCGCCTCCTCGGAAGCCTCAGCCGAGCGCAGCAACTCGGCAGCGTCCTTATAGTCCTTAGCCCCGGCGCAT